CGTGGGTTCGACTCCCACCTAGTCCACTGGTGCTGGAACTTAATGTCACAAGGTGTGGCAATGCTCTGCAAAAGCATTAGTATGGGGTTCGAGTCCCCTCAGTACCTCTTATAACCTAGAAGCGTGGCTGAGTTGGTCTAAGGCACCTCACTGCTAATGAGGAGAGCCCCGAAAGGGGCTCCGCAGGTTCGAATCCTGTCGCTTCTGCTTTGGTAACTAAGCAACCGGTGAGCAGCTATGCTGGAAACATAGTATGGTCCTAAAGGCCAAGTGGGTTCGATTCCCACAGTTACCGCCGAACCCTGATATAATATACGTATGAGAGAGCAAATTCTTAAACTACGTGAGCAGGGTTATTCATATAACCAAATAGTTGCTGAGCTTGGCTGCGCTAAGTCTACTGTTTCCTACTACTGCGGCCAAGATCAGAAAACCAAGCAATTAGATAGACAAAAGGATAAGCGTTCTAAGATGAGAGCGCACATTCAGGAGTCTAAGACTGACATACCTTGCATGGATTGTGGTCATATTTATCCATACTTTGTAATGGAGTTTGATCATAGACCTGACGAGATTAAGTTATATAACGTCAGTGATGTGAATAACATTCCTAGTATGGATGCTTTAATCGATGAAATGGCCAAGTGCGATATTGTTTGTGCTAATTGCCATAAATATAGAACGTGGGAGCGTCTAGTCAAGACTGGAAACTCTCTACTATAGAAGGTAGCGCCAAGGTGGCAAAGCGGTCTTGAAAACCGTGCCGGGTGTGAAAGCCCGAGGGTTCAATTCCTTTACCTTCTGCTTTGCTCCTGTGGCCAAGTTTGGTGAAGGCAGCACTCTTATAAGGTGAAGATCGTCAGTTCAAATCTGACCAGGAGTACCTAATGAAACTTATGAATAAGGTTTGTAGCTTTTGTGGCAAAGCAAATAGTGCAGAAGCTAAGAAATGTATTAACTGTAAGCGGCCAATGGAGTATCGTGAGAAACTTGACTGATGACACATTTGATGTCATCTTAACTGAGACAAAGCCTGTTCTAGTTGAATTTTGGGCCGAATGGTGTGGACCTTGTAAGATGATGGCTCCTGTACTAGAAGCCCTTGATAAGGAAAACGATTGGCTTGAAGTAGTCAAGATCAATGCTGATGAAAATCCAAATACAGCTAAGAAGTACGACGTATCTTCTATTCCAACAACTCTCTTGTTTAAGAACGGAAAGATCGTTGAATACCATGTAGGGGCCTTGCCAAAGTTCAAGATCCTTGGTATCATTAACGAACATAAATAATAACAATCGCCTATAGTGAAATGGTTATCACGAGACTCTGATAAAGTCTAGTTCCAAGTTCAATTCTTGGTGGGCGGACTGGATTAATTCCAAAATTGTGGCCGTAGCTCAATGGTAGAGCGGCGCGTTGTGGTCGCGCTGGTTGAGGGTTCAAATCCCTTCGGTCACCCCGGATGTATAACCCGTAATTGGTAGCGGTGCGGCCTGTAAAGCCGTTGCTTCGGCTCTGGGAGTTCAAGTCTCTCTGCATCCACTTAAAACCCTCCAAACAAGGTGGCACGGTTCCCTTGACGGAGGGTTTTTTCATGGTGTAGTGTGTACCACAACAACATTGAGAAGGAGGAACAGTGCACATCGATGAGCTTATGAACGTGTCTGATCTGGAAGACATGGTGAAGAACGGCTATGTACGTTACGGTACCCACAAGGAATTTTCTGAGCTACGCATCTATGAGTACACAGCTTCAGCTATGTTTGACCGTGTCTGGAATGATGTAACGCTTAAGACTCGTGGTCTTATCGTTGACTGGAATACTGGAAAGGTAATTGCGCGGCCCTTCGATAAGTTCATGAACTTTGGAGAGGACACAAATGATTACAACCTGCTTAACGAGACTGTAGAGATTACAGATAAGCTTGACGGTTCGCTTGGTATCTTTTATCAGTACAAGGGTACACAGGCTATTGCTACCCGTGGTTCCTTCCATTCGGACCAGGCTTATCGTGCAACAAAGCTTTGGAATGTTGTATATCAGCCGCAGATGGGTTCGATTAGTGATAACTGGACCTACCTGTTTGAGATTATCTATCCAAAGAACCGAATAGTTGTGGATTATAAGGGATTTGATGATCTGGTGCTACTTGGCGCTCGTAGTATCTCTAGTGGCCGTGAGTTGGCTGCTAAGGACGTAACAGAGTGGCAGTGGCATAAGACTTCAACCTTCCCCTACAAGACTCTTGCAGAGGCCCTGGAGGCCCCTCAGCGACCCAATGCGGAAGGTTTCGTAGCCTACTTTCCGAAGCTTGACTATCGAATCAAGATCAAGCAGGCAGATTACATAGCACTACATAAGGTAGTCACACGCTTGACAAAGAAGGGTATCTGGGAGAGTCTTATGAACAAGAAGACTCTTACAGACATGCTTGAAGTAATTCCAGATGAATGGCACGGATGGCTCAAGGAAGTCTATGATGAGCTGTCGCAGAACTTTGCCTTCCATCAGATTCAGATCCGACAGGAGTTTAAGCGAATTCTGGAGGAGCTTCCGTTGAACTACACACGGAAGGACTTTGCTGAAAAGGCCAAGAAGAGTTCTTATGCGGGCTTTTTGTTCGATATTTTGAGCGGAAAGAACATAGACGAGAAGGTTTGGAAGCTGGTAAAGCCTACGGCAGAATAATTACGTTCCGTATACATAAAAAGGATTGGTCTAGTGTTATCCTTGATGAGTAAATAGCACTAGACCAATCCTTCAGTACAGCTTTGGGGTAATAATTATGGAGAATCGATTCGGCTGAGAAGGTCTGTGTTATGTTCCTTTCCAGATCTAGCCCCAAAGTGAGTTGCGATGACTACACAACCAGATCCAAACACATGGTCTGGGGCGGTACAGAGAGAATTAGACGGTTTACAGAGAAACATTGAGTCTCGGTTTACAGATTTTTCCAACCGCCTAGACAGATTATTAACACTAACTACATATGAAGCCGACAAGCGCTCATCAGATATTCGATTTGATAATCTAAATGAGAAGGTTGAAGATGCTGAACACGACATTGAGTCTCTGAAGACTGAACTACGAGCGTCGTTCGACTCTCTGAGAGCTGATATTCTAGCTGAGCGTGCTCGATATGAGCGTGCACTAGAAGATGAATCCAATGAACGCAAGACTGAGCACAAAGGATATATCAAGGCTAGACAAGAGCAGTTCCGTTGGCTAGTATCCATGGTGATGATTCCGATTGCTGTAGCGATTGTTACCTTGTTCACATCATCGAAGTAGACAAAGATCCCTGCATAGAGTAGACTGTACTGCACTATGCAGGGTTTTTACGTATCTAGAAGGAGGCACAGTGGTTCCAGTTACCAGTATTGTTGAACTGGAGATCCTGGCTAAGGTTGATCAGGATATTTACAACATTCTTGCTGATCGTTCACTTGGACGTTCCGCTGTAGCAAATGCTATGACTTCCCTGAATCTTATTGTTTCTGAGAAGCTTGTACGTACTTGGCGCTCCAAGAATCTTCCAGTTGTTCCCACGTTTACCAAGGGGGCAGATAAAGCATACACAATTGTTGTTATGCCAGACGTTCAGGCACCCCTTCATGATGAGGCTCTTGTTGAGAAGTTCATTCAGTTCCTTGCTGACTATCAGCCCAACGAACTTGCTCAGGTTGGAGACTTTACAGATTCCACTGAGATCAGCCGTTGGGTTCGTGGAAAGAAGCTAGAGTTTGCTGGAGATCTACAGGGCGGATTTGATAGCGCTAGAGGAATTATTGAAGATATCCGAGAGGTATTTTCTGGTAGATTCCGAATTGTTCGTTCTAATCATGATGATCGACTTGAAAGCTACATTGAAACTTGCGCGCCTGGACTGAATTTCAGAGATCTGACTATTGAGCATCAGGCAGGTTTTCTGGATAATGACGTTGAATTTGTCAGGGATGCTGTTGTAGAGCTTGCACCTGGTTGGGTCATGGCTCATGGCGACGAAGGTTCCCTGAGTCCTGTTGCAGGTAAGACTGCTCTTGGTTTGGCCAAGAATAAATTTGGTGTCAGTGTCATATGTGGTCATACGCACCGAGCTGGTATTACTCCTGAGACATACGGATATAACAGCTCCAATTTCCGAAACATTGTAGGAATGGAAGTTGGACACTTTATGGATATTACTAAGGCTGATTACCTTAAGAAGAAGGGTGCAGCGGCTAATTGGCAGCAGGCGTTTGGAATTCTTGAAGTATATGGGGACAAGGTGTTCGAGCACCTGGTATCTGTCAAGGATGGTCATTTCTCAGTGAATGGAGTGCTGTACTAAATGTATTCGCCTATGAAGGATCTCAAGGAATTTCACGATACATTTGCTCCTCATCAGCGCAATGAAGAATTCCTTAGCAAGACAGAGCGGCGTATCAATCTGATTTGTGAGGAATACGAGGAGGTTGCTCAGGCTATTCTGTATCTTGAAGACACTCGACTGAACCTTACTTCTGGAACAGTTCAGGAAGCCACAGAGGAACTAGCCAAGGAATTGGCGGATCTTCTTTATGTAGTCTACGGAACTGCTGAAGAACTTGGTATCCCACTTGAGGAAGTATTTAAGGTAGTCCATGCATCAAATATGTCTAAGGTATGGGATGATGGAGAGGTGCACCGAAATGAGTTTGGTAAGGTGCTAAAGCCCCCAACATACACTAAGCCAGATTTGAGTTTCATTCATGACAATAGAGTTCTATAGAAGAGTTTATGACGAAGGAGATGTCTGGCGAGAAGAGAGCTGGACAGCTCACACAGCACAAGAGGTTCCATATGATCCTCTGGTAGAAGCCCATGTTACATGTGTCTACCTAGATAGGAAGCACTACGCTGGACCTAACTGCCCACATGTAACTCAATAATATAAGCCCAGTTCCTGTAAGATTAGGGGACTGGGCTTATTTGCTTTTAAAGGAGATCCTGTTCCATGCCAAGACGTAAGAACACAAATAGAATTCCGCCTATACAGCCTAATCGTCCTAGAGCTGGTTCAGCATGGGACAGAACATTTCTAGGAAATGCACCAGAAACTAATAGGGTTGCTTCTCAGTCAGTACAAGACTTAGCAGCGATTCGTACCCAAGCAAGCTTATTAACCGATCCGTATCTATTTACTGAGATCGAAATGGCCATTGCTGGAGATGACGCTGAGCTTTTGCCTTATCGCCCTACTCCCACTATTAATCCTGGAAGACCTAGAACATTAGCCGCTGGATATGATGAAAGAAGTCAAACGCTTCGTATAAAATTCAGAGACGGAGATTACTATACCTATTTCAATGTTCCACCTTCTGTATGGTGGAAATTCCAAAGAGCACAATCTCCTGGACGCTATATTAATTCGACATTAAATAGATACCCATATGTAAGAGGATTGAGTTGAAGACACACGATTTAGGACCACTATTTGTTCATGGTATTAAACTACAGAAGAAGTCTCCCATTTTCCATCGGTATCCAAGCAATGAACTTGTGTATCCATACCGCTGGTCTAACTCGCTCATCATCCGTATCCCGTGGTGCCGACAAGGGCTTGTAATGGGCCTCTGGCGCTCTACTGACCGCTCGGAGGAGCAAGCCCTACTAGACGCTCTCAGTGGGCGTCAGATGGACGCTGAGGAGTTTTCGGATGCAGAGAAAACACACATCCGTAGAACCATGATAAAGAAACAATTTTCGGCAGAACAACAAGAACTACTAATAGAAGCATTGGATATCTGATGAGACTTTTTAAGAAGAAGCATGAAGTTGATACCAATATTAAGACTCGACTTCTTAACCGATTGCGCAAGACACCTGATGGAGAATTGATTCGCTGGATTGACAATATTCACACTGGGCTAGGACAGAATATTTCGGAAATGCGAAAGAGCCTGACCCGTAATGAAGCAGATCAGGCTCTTGCGTATATTGAGGACACCCGTATGGGTGCGGTTTCTCTCTTGGCTGCGATGCAGGTTCTAGAGGAACGTCTCACCAGACCTTGATCACCTCATAGATAAAGTCACCAATGAGGTAGAGAATGAAGAGGCCGATTAGGCGGAAAATCCAACCGACCAAGCGGCTGGTATTGAACCAGCGACCAAAGCGCGTATTAGCCATTGACTCGCCCAGAGCCACGCCTGCCATGGTCCAGAGGAACGTTGATGCAAAGTTCCTAGCATGGGAGTGGTGAGGCTCTGGGGTGTCAAAGATCCCGTTGTCGTCTTGATACATCAGTGATCAAAGCACGGGTACTTCTTGCCACAATGACAGTACATCCGCACATTCCTTCCTTGGTAGTAGGGTCTTTTGCGCGATCATACCCCAAGATCGACTAGGCGTCAATGTTACAATATAAAGACTTGAGATATTAAATAGGAGAATGAAAATGGCTACTGAGATTGATCTTGATGAATTAACTCCCGAAGAACTTGAAGCGCATCAGAAAACGATGCTTACCCTTGATCCACAATCTCAGGCATTCGTGGATGAACTTGTTGAAAGATTATTAGTATTTGCTGATGAATTATCAGGTCACCCACTCTATGGATATCAAAGACCTTTTGCTGCTAGATTTATGGAATCAGTAATTATTAATGACGGTGCAACTATTACTGCTCTTTTTAGTCGTCAGTCAGGAAAGACTGAAACAGTAGCAGCATCTGTAGCCACAATGATGATTATGCTTCCACGCCTGGCTAAGATTGCACCCTTTAATGAATTGCTTGATGATTTCAAGGAAGGTGTTTGGGTCGGTGCTTTTGCTCCTGTAGATGACATGGCTAAGACACTTTATTCTCGTATTATCTCTATGTTTGAATCTGAGCGTGCTCAGGCTATTCTTTCTGATCCTTCTATTGATGAGAAGATCAAGGGCCGTGGAGCAGAGATGAAGCTCTCTAAGTGTGGTTCTATTGTACGTAGACAGACTGCCCACCCTCGCGCCAATATTGAAGGTAAGACTTACCACATCGCTCTCTTGGACGAGTCTCAGGTAGCTGACCAGAAGGTAGTAGACAAGTCAATTCGTCCCATGCTTGCTTCTACTAATGGAACCTTCGTAATGACAGGAACTCCCACATATGAGAAGGGAGTATTCTATAGAGAGATTCAGCAGAATAAGCGTAATGCCACTAAGCGTGGAGCACGTATCAACCACTTTGAAGCTGACTATCGAGAAGTATCCAAATGGAACAAGCGATACGAAAAGGCCGTTAATGGTGACATGCTCCGTATGGGATACGAGTCTGATGAGTTCAAGCTCTCCTATCGTCTGCTATGGCTCTTGGAACAGGGGATGTTTACCACCTCTGAGCGTCTTGATGAGCTTGGAGATAAAAGTATGCAGGTAGTTAAGACTTACTACACCACACCTATTGTGATTGGTATCGATCCTGCTAGAAAGATTGACAGTACAATTGTCACAGCAATGTTTGTGGATTGGGATCATCAAGATGAGTATGGTTATTACAACTGCCGTATCCTAAACTGGCTTGACTTACAGGGACAGGACTGGGAAAGTCAATATCATAGAATTGTGGAATTCGTATCCAAGTACAACGTGTGGGCTATTGGAGTAGATGCTGGTGGAATGGGAGATATCTTTATCTCTCGTCTAAAGGTATTGCTTCCTCATATTGAGATTATTGATGTCTCATCACAAAGACCACAACAATCTGAACGCTGGAAGTATCTAAGAGAGATGCTTGATAGGGGAAAGATTGGTTGGCCCGCACATGCTAAGACTCGAAATCTAAGAACCTATCGTAACTTCGTTCAGCAGATGTCAGATCTTCAAGTAAAGTTCGAAGGTCCATATATGTTGGCTGAGGCTCCAAAAGAAGCCAATGCTCACGATGATTATTGTGATTCTCTGGCTATTGCCCTAAGTCTGATTCCACAGAATCTGAACGAAGAGGTAGAGATCAGCAATAATCCCTTTTACGATAGAAAACGCTCATAATGCGATATCATTGGTACAACACTAGTGTTTTAACTTAAGGAACTAATATGGCTGAAATGTATAAGGAAGAGGGACGTACAGTTAATCTTGCCCCTACTCCTAGATTTCCAGAGAGAGATCGTGGTGCCGTAAATTACGAAGCAAAGGGTGCTGCTAATCCTGAGCGTCGTGGACCACTACGCTTTGAAGAAGGTCTAGCTACAGACACTGATGTACCTAGCGATTTCGAATTAGGTGCAATGCAGGGTTACCGTACTGCTCCAGGTCGTCCTAACCACAATGCCAATGTATTTATCAAGAGTGCTGAGGAGACAATGCGTGAGCGTGCCCATGTAGGTTCTGCTGCATGGATTGACTCTGCTGGTATGACTGGTGAGTTCATGCATGGAGTAAATGTTGACACCAATGCGTCTCGTCGCTTTGAGGAAGTACAACGTAGTGGTGGTCGTTATGAGCGTCTTCATGGAGCTGTGATCACAGACTAATGAATAGCGATATCAAGAATAGATTCACTTTTCATCCTGCTACTCCAGAGCAAGCACGTATCTATGAAGAGGCGCGCTCAAGAGCATTAGATTTTGCTCTGTGGATGGATGAGAATGCACCTGCAAGTAGAGAACTATCATCCGCTATTACAAAGTTAGACGAGACAGTAATGCATTTCAATGCTGCTGTCGCTAGAAATTCTTAGGGAGTAAATATGAGTCTTGTAGCAAATCTAGAAGCTAAACTAGCTGAGGTTAAGGACAAGGTTGAGGGAGATCTTCACGCACTAGTCCTAAAGCTAGAGGCAGTTTTTCAGCGCGTACAGCGTGCACCTCTTGAGGATGTAGTTAAGGAAGCTGTTGTTGCTGATCTACATACTGCTGCTGAGCATGTATCTGCTGTTGCCGATACTGTACGTAAGGACGCAGATGTAGCTGTTAAGGTTGTTGACGCCGCTGATGCAGTGGTAGATAAGACAGCCGGAAAGTAATTAATCCCTCTATCCATAGGAAGTAAATTATGGCTGTTTATACACAGACAGTAAACGTGGCAACAACTGCTGCCACAACAACCCTAACAGGTTGGGCCCCATATATTGCTGTTACTCTGCCTTCTACTGCGGCTGCTGGTACAACTGTATGGGTAAACACAACAGGTACAGCCGTTAACACAGGTGTTGACAGCGTTCCTCTGGCTGGAACAGGTGCTGTAGTAACTTACTACGTAAAGAACCGTTCTGCACGTCCAGAGGTTACAGCCACTGTTCCTGCTCCAACTGATCCTTCTGCTATTGCTAAGTTGCCTACATCGGGTGGAACTCCAATTAGCACAATTGGTTCAGCCGCTGTTACAGGTGTTGTTCTTTCTCTAGTTACAGCAACAGGTGCTCAAGCCGTTATTGGCTAAGGAGTAACTGATGGTTCTGTTCTATGACAGACGCCTGGACGCTCATAAGGATCTCACCGCCAATACTGCTATTCAATATGTAACAGGTATTGTCGGTGAGAATCCCCCATATAGCGGGGGAGAATATCCACCTATGAGCCAGACAAAAGAAAAGTATCCACTAGACCAAACTACCTCTGTAACAAATGTGAGGTAAAGATAACGAGGTAATTATGGCGGCTACTAGATCTACCTCTGGAATCCTTACAGCTGATGTAATTACCAGAGTTAACTTCCCGCAGTATTTTTCAAACATCACAATTGTCAATAGAGACACAGAAGGAACTATCTGGTTCCGTACTGATGGAATTGATCCCGCAGTTTTAGGTGATGACAACTATCCTGTAATGCCTGGAGCATACGTAACAGTTCCAAATGGCATCCTTACTCAGGAACCTATTACTCGTGTGATCAGTGGAACATCAGTATTTCTAATTTCTACAGCCCCGGTTAACTACACAGTCTTCTGTACATAGGAGAATCATGATCTTAGATGTAACCCAACCGGGAACACTGACACCTAATACGGTATATAGATATAGCAACACTACACGTTTCCAGTTCATTCAGATTCTGAATTATGGAGACGTTGATTTATGGGCAAGAGTAGATGGCTCTGATCCAATCATTGGTGGAGTAGGAAGCATTATTGTTCCAGCAGGAAGCTGGATTACTACATCTAACCCAGTATCCAGTACAACTGCTGTGTGCCTAGTATCTTCTGGCACAACTAATTATGTAATTGAATTGGGGAACTCATGATTAACAGAGGTGCCCTAGGTCAAAAGGATATGACAGTTACAGGGTCTGTATCTATTACTGGTCCTGTCAATGCAAATATAACTCCATTTAGTACAGTTGGTTCAACAGTATCTACCGCTACACCAAAGTCTTCTCCTGCTGCTGCAACTGTATTAGGAACAGCTACAATTCCGTCTGCACAAGGTGGCCTTTATCAAATCACAGTAACGACTGCCATTATTGGCTCTACTAGTGCAATTGATAATGGCAATGTTCAAGTATCTTGTAATGGACAAACTATTAACCTAGCCACTGGCACAGGTACAAACACATTTACATGGCAGTGGCAGTGCCCTGCTAATCAACAAATCATCGCGTCAACTTTGGGACCTAGTACGCCTAGCTCCAACTACGCGGTAACGATTGTAGCTACAAGAATAGCCTAGAGAGGTTGATATGGCAGTACGTGTCACTAGCGGTACAACAACCGCTAATACGGTTACTACCGTTACCTTTGCCAATTGGTACGGGGAAATTGAAGTCGTTAATAGAAGTACAAATGATATGTGGGCTCGCTTTGATGGAATAGATCCCACAATTGCTGGAGATGAATGTTCATATGTTCCGCCTGAGTCTTATCTCCAAGTAGCTAATCCTTCTCCTGCTCCACAACCAGGATCAGGACAGACAGGTTCTACAACGGTAAAGATTATTTCTGCTTCTGCCGCTACATATACAGTTAGTGGTGGTATGTAATGGGTAATAGAGGATCTTGGGGAAACTCAAGTGGTGGAACAGGAAACAACTCTAGTGAGACTATTGATCCGGGTCCACTGACAGTCAATGGAACATCCAATCTCAATGGTCCTGTCAATGCAAAGTCTGTAAATGTCACTTCCACAGGTGGTGTAGCATCTGGTCCTACTGTTTCTGGTGCGGCAATTACAGCAGGAACAAACTATACAGCTTATGGAGCATGGGACTCCACTAGAACAGCCAATAACAGATATGCTGACTGGTTCTGGACTAGTGGCGCTCTTAGTCTTAGATTTGCTAATGATGCTGTCAATACTTCTGTAACTCCTCTGTCTGTTTCTGGTGGGCAAGCTGGAGGTATTACAGGTATTGCCTCTAACAGCGGTTCTGGTTCTTGGGCACACACAGGAAACATGTCTGTGCAGAATGGTCTTCTGTCTTCTTCTGCTGGCGCTGGAGTTGCAAGTCCCACAAATTCTGGTATTAACCTTGGTTACGCTAGCTCTTGGTCCATTATGAGTATGTACGATGGTTCTCGTACAGCGGATAACCGTACAGCCGATGTCCTATTCATCAATGGTGGTTTCCAAGTTAGATTTGCCAATGATGCTCGTAGCTCCTTTAAGACTGCTCTTAACATTGCTGGTGGGGCAGGTGCGGCAGGAATTACTGGAATTACATCTGATTCTGGTTCTGGATCCTGGACTCATACAGGAACTATGGGGGTTACTCAAAGCGGTGGTAATGGAATCAACATTTCACCTTCCGCTAATGGTGGAACTCCTACCATTACTACTACTGGCGCAAACACCAATGTCAGCCTGAACATTGCTACTCAGGGATCTGGAGGAATTAACCTTCAGACTTCTACAGCAGTAACAGGAAACCTTTCTGTATCAGGTACATCCACATTGACTGGCGCAGTGTCTATGCCTGGAGGAACTTCAGGTACTCTAAGAATCTCTGAAGGATTCACCGTATCCACATTGCCCGCAGCATCTACTGCACTAAAGGGTGCCAGAGCTTATGTAACTGACGCCAATGATGGTGCTAATATGGTATGGAATAATCCAGTGACTACAGGAGGAGGAGCTAATACTGTTCCTGTATTCTGTAACGGAAACTCCTGGGTTTACGGCTAATAATTTTGAACAACTAATTAGGGGCATACATGTCAATGACTTTCTACTCTCCATCAATGAGAGCTGCTGCATCAGACCTAGCGATTGCTATTTCGCCACTAGGTCTAGTTGAGTTATCTGATGAAGAATTTGAAATGCATGGACCACGCCTCAACCGCTATGCAGAATACTGGGCATGGTATCTAGGTCATCATTGGGGAACACGCAGAGAATTTGGTGATCCCCAGCTAACCTTCAATTATGTACAGGCTTTTGCTGACTATATTAATAATTTCTGCTTCTCCAGAGGCATCTCCTTCGACACAGTAAAAGAATATGACCACATCATTCCTGCCCTTCTAAAGCGAATTTGGCAGAAGGACAATAATATGAAGGCCGTAACTTGGGAAATGGGTCAGCAAGGCGGTGTCTCTGGAGACGCTTTTGTTAAGGTAGCTTACGAGCAGGCTTGGACAGATGAGGCAGGAAACTTCCATGAAGGACGTGTTCGTATACTCCCACTTAACTCTGCATATTGTTTTCCAACCTGGCACCCACACGATAGAGATAGACTTCTAGAGTTCAAGCTTAAGTATCGCTTTTGGGGAACAAATACAGAGGGTACACGTTCGGTGTATACTTACACTGAGTTAATTCGTTCTGACATCATTAGAGAATATGTTAATGACGAGCTAATTGATGAGCGTCCCAATGCTCTAGGTGTTATTCCTATTGTGCATATTGCTAACCATCCTGCATCTGGCTCTCCATGGGGAATGTCAGATGTTCAGAATCTTATTACACTTAACCGTCAGTACAATGAGACAGCTACAGATATTGCTGATATTGTTAATTACCACGCAGCTCCGATTACTGTAGTTATTGGTGCTAAGCCTTCTCAGCTTGAAAAGGGAACCAACCGTGTTTGGTCTATTGGAAACAAGGACGTAGACATTCACAACCTTGAGAATGGTGTAGAACTAGAGGGTCCTCTAGATGTACTAAATATGCTTAAGGTAGCTATGCATGAGATGACTGGTGTTCCAGAGACAGCTCTAGGACAAGTTCAGGCTATTTCAAACACATCAGGTGTTGCCCTGGCAATGCAATTCCTTCCTCTAATGCAAAAGTTTGAACTAAAGAAGATACAATATGGTAAGGGACTACAGAAAATTAATGAACTAGCATTAAAGACACTATTCATTTTTGAACCTGAAGCCACATTGTATGATCCTGAAACAGAAGGAATTATTCAGGAGGGTCAACCATTAGCAATTGACCCAACAGATCCACTGGTATATTTCTGTGATATAGACTGGCCGTCACCTCTCCCTATTGACCGCCTAGTTAAGTTGAATGAAATCGGCGCAATGATGAATATGGATCTGGAATCTCGTAGAGGAGCCTTGAAGGAACTTGGCGAACAATTCCCAGATGAGAAGCTACAAGAAATCTTTGATGAGCTTCATGAGGATGCTATTCGTGATGGTGCTCTACGTATGCTAAGAACACAGATAGATTCCGTCATTCAGGAACTTACAGGAATGGTTCCTATGCCTGATGGAACATCAGAGCCAGTGCCTCCTACAGAGGACGCTCTAGGAAACCCTGTACCGCCATCTGGCGGTCCTGGAACTATCAATAAGATAGATCTACAGGGACTTGATGGGGCAGGCTCTATGAACGCTCTACGCGAGACAGTTGTTAATGCCTATGGTACTAAGTTGGGTTCTCGCCAACTACCAACAGATGACAACTAATCTACGAATAACATGTAAGTAAATTCATTCGGGACTTATTCGGAAAACACACAAGTCAAATTGTAGGAGATAATAGAAATGGCAACTCCAGTTCCAGGTACAACAAATACCATCATTACTGATAACACGAATTCGGCGGCAACAATTGAGTCTCCGAATGGTGCTCAGAGTCCAGTACCTTCCCCAGCCGCATTCCAGCATGGCGCTACAGGTGAGAGAACATTCACTGAGGCAGACATTGCTAAGGCTCGTAAGGAAGAGAAGGACAAGCTTTATAGTGAACTAGCCTCTATGAAGGATGCTCTTAAGGAGATCCAGGAACAGAAGGCAGCGGAGCTTGCTGAAGCTCAGCGTAAGCAGCAGGAAAAGGAAGCAGCAGCTCAGGCTAAGCGAGAAGAGGAAATGTCTGCAAAGGCACTCCTTGAGGCCAAGCTGAAGGAAACAAACGATACTTGGGAAGCGCGCTTTAAGCAGCTACAGGATGAGCGTGAGCAAGAGCGTGCATTACTTGCCAAGGAAAGAGAATATAATGATCTTGTAGACTACCGCAATGCGCAGCTACAGGCTAATGCAAATGACATCGCTCCACAGTTCCACAGCTTCATTACTGGGGATAACAAGGAGCAAATTGATACCGCTATAGCAAATGCAAAGGCGGCAACCGATGAGATTTATCGAGAAGTTGCAGCCGCACGTCAGCAGCAGCCACAGCAGCGTGGAGTAGCCCCTACAGGCTTCACGGCTATGGGACCACTTGATGGAACTATGGGCCAGAAGACATACAGCCCTGACGATATCAATAAGATGTCTATGGCTGAGTACGCAAAGTTCCGTCAGGAATCGGGACTTGCCGGAAGAGATGCACAGCGTAATGCTGGACTCTTTGGCTAATTGATATAACACTTGGGTACGGAATAGTACCCGAACCCAAACGATTGATAAGGACTAAATATGGCCGGTTCTGCTATTACGGGTACTCCGAATATCTCAGGTGCCCCTACCGCTTATCCAGGTGGTTCCTCAGCTCTATCTCCTGCTATCCAAACTATTTGGAGCAAGGAAATTCTATTCCAGGCAATGCCGATTTTGAGATTCGAACAATTTGCCGTAAAGAAGACAGAGCTAGGCGTTACACCTGGTCTTACAATTAACTTTATGCGTTACAACAACCTTGGCAATGCTTCTCAGCTTGTTGAAGGTATCCGTATGCAGACTGCTCCACTTACAGCTAGCCAGTTCAGCATCACTGTTGCTGAACAGGGATACGCTGTAGCTGTTTCTGAGCTTCTTCTTAATGCTGCATTCGATGATGTAATGGCTTCTGCTTCACGTCTACTTGGACGTAACATGGCTACTTACCTAGACGTTTCTGCTCGTAACACTTTGCTTCAGGCTTCTTCTCAGATCTTCGGATACCAGAAGGACACTGGCGCTATCAACAACCAGGTATTCTACAACGTTGGTACTATTGGTACATCCAACGCTTCTATGACAGGTGACTTCAACCTAACAAGCCAGACTGTATACGACGCCGTTGAGACTCTAGCAACAAAGAACGTTCCCCGCCTAGGTGAGACATATGTCTGTTTTGTCCACCCTCACCAGAGCCGTTGGCTACGTAACGATCCTCAGTTCATTGAGATGACTAAGTATGCAGCCCCTGGTAACTTTATGCTGGGAGAAATCGGACGTTTGAACGATGTCGTATTTATCGAGACAACTCAGGTACGTAACGTTGTAGGTGGAGCTGGAACAGGTTGGACCCAGGACACAACAACTAATGGTGTAACAACTGGTAATGGTTCTGCCAACCGTTATGACTCAATCTTTATTGGTGACAATGCCTTTGGTCACGCTATTTCACTTCCTGTTGAATTGCGTGATGGTGGTATTCTAGATTTCGGTAGAGAACACGCCTTGGCTTGGTATGCTATTTGGGGTCTAGGACTTATCACAGACATTTCTGTAGTTATTGCATCTACAAACTAATTTCTAAGCATTATCGAAATTAAGGGAGCCCTACCCACTTATGGGTAGGGCTTTTCCTATATAATCTAACTAACAAATGTGACACTAACTAGGAGAATAGAATGCCACCACGTAAGCGCGCTGGAGACCTAACAGGTATTGAGACTGAGCGTCTTCAGAGAGAAAATCAGGAAGAACTTAAGAAGCGAGCACAAGAGATTTCTATGATGGCTGAGGTTGAGGCAGAGGCCAATGCACAGCCAGTAGATTACTCGCAGGGACCTAATACAGAGATTAAGGCCGCTGCCCTTGAGGTCAAGGAAGAGATTGAACTAGAGCAGCCCACAAAGACCATCATCCCTATTACTACTCTTGAACAGGTTACATTCGGCGCTGGTAACCACTATAACTTTGAAGAGGGACGTAAGTACGTTGTTCCTGTTGAACTCGCTCGACACCTAGCAAGTAAGGGCCTTCTTTGGGAAGGCGGATACCGTTAATCCAAAAGGAGAAAATAACTTATGTCAGGTTCTTTAACTGATACAACTGATCGCGCGGTACTTAACTGGGTGACAGGAACAGGCACAGGATCATGGGCTCCTCCAGCAACTAACTCAGCTTATATTGCTTTGCTTACTGCTGATCCTTCTACAACTGCTGCTATCCCAACTGATCCTCAGCTTTCTGAACTAACAGAGCTAGCGGCCACTGGATACTCTCGTCAGATTGTGACATTCAATTCAGCTACAAGTTCTAGCGGTATTAGTTCTATCTCCAACAATAATCTAGTTACCTTTGGCCCATTTACAGCATCTAACGGATCTGGTTCTGCCACTACATTTGGTGCGCTAGTTACAGCGGCTGCTGGTACTACTGGTGAGGTTATCTGTACTTGGCAATGGGATACTCCTATTACTGCTCCACAGAACCAATCAATCACAGTTCCTATCGCTAACCTATCCTTCACACAACAGTAGGTCTAAATGCCATTTACAACTCAGGACATTATTAATCGCGTCCGTATTGAGTTGGGCGATACAGGAAATCCTTTCTCAGACACATTCCTGGGGACTGGTATGGTCTCCACGTTCGATCTAACAGATTTCAATATCTGGAATGAAACAGTAACGTGGATTAAGAACCAGTCCCCAGTAGTCTTAGTAAAGGGTACGGATTACGACATGAACTATCAGGAAGGCAGAGTCTTTCTAAAGGGAGCTTCTGCACCTCTTCCACAAGGGGACACACTCGTAGTTACGGGAATGTCTGGTGGAATGTTCTCGGATGATGAATTGACTTCCTTTATTAACGATGCGCTTCTACAGCATGTCAATGGAAGAACTGTAAAGACCCGATTCAAGGACTCAAACGGATTCATCAAGTACGTAAACGTACCCATGGATCTATCTAACCTTCCAGACGTAGAAGGTACTCTAGTAGCACTGCGTGCAACAATCGATGCTCTTTGGGCACTAACTATTGATGCCAGCACAGATATTGATATCTCTTCAGCAGATGGAACTACAGTTCCTCGTAGTCAGCGTTATCATCAGCTTCGCGAAATGATTGACGCCATGACTGCGCGATATAATCAATTGTGTGCAATGCTTAATGTTGGTCTTAATGCCATTGAGATGTCTAAGATCCGCAGAGTATCTAAGACAACAAATCGTCTGGTACCTATCTTTGAAGACAGAGAGTATGACGACTACGACTTGCCACGTCGTCAGTTGCCACCGATTGATCATCGTGATGAAGATGAGTCTAATATTCAATCACCGATTTTTGGCGGCATGTGGGGATTGTAATTTAATGAAGGCCCTTATAGATAAGGAAATCGTATGGGAAGAGTTGGATGGAAGATTGGCCGATTCTCCGTTGATTACGAAACCTCTGATATTTATAGGGGCCTTCGTGATTGGCAGAGACAAACAGGCGATCAGATATACTATTACCGCTTTGCCTATGAACAGTCCAATAGAGAAGACACATACGGTGAAGCAACAGCACCAAATGGAAAGGTCTATTTCGGACCTAACAATATTCCAACACTCCATGTAATCCACATGGAGGGCGACAACGATAATACTGAACAAGGTTTCTACTATAACGACAGAGCCCACGTTACTCTATCTTTTGATCAGATAAAGAAGATGGGCCTAGATCGCATGGACTTGAATACTCAGAACTATCTGAAGGATAGATTTGTCTATGACACTAAGGTATTCAGAGTAACCAGTGTTCAGATTATGGGTCAGATTCAGCAGCGAGACATAATTGTCACAATTGATGGAACACAAGTAAAGCCAGATGAGTTGGTTAATGATATTCAGTTCCGTCAGTATGTATCTCCAAATGATAAGCAGTTCTCTCAGAGATACAGCCTTAACGATACTGTCTATGATCCATATGCCAGTGGTCGTGGTGTTTATCCTCTTGGCTACAATGCTACAGAGGGTCCAAGTAAGCTTTCTAAGATTATGCAGCAAGTAACTCCTTCACTAAGAAGTCCTGCCTATGTGGCTCCCCAGCAAACTGGGTATGGTGAGGGTCAATACGGATATGGTCCTTATGGAGGATAAATGGGAATCGTACTTCCCCAGCATGGACAATTAGACTGGGATGTAACTCTTAACAATACTTTGACTGAACTATCTACATCAGTCAATGGTGTAACAGTTACAAATGCTCCAGCAGTCAATCAGGTGCTTACAGCTACTAGCACAACACAAGCTCAATGGGAAAATCCACAACTACCCGCTGGGCTGCTTTATGCTGTTAATAACCTATCGGATGTACAAAGTATTCCTGCTGCTAGAGCCAATCTAGGTTTGGGTAATGCTGCTCTACGTAATGTGGGATCTACATCAGGAACTGTAGCTGCTGGAGATGATCCTAGATTCCCTAACAGTATTCTTCAGGTTCCTGCTCCAACTGGAGTAGCAGCTACAGACACTGTAGCTATTCAGATTGCTGTTAATGCTGCTGCGGCATCAGGTGGAATTGTTCAGCTTCAGGGCGGAACATATATGCTGAATGCCACAATCAATATCCCTACATCTAACACTATGGTTATTCAGGGAATTGGTTGGGGAACAGTAGTAAAGCTTGCTCCTAATACAGACCAATATGCCTTTACATTCTCTGGTGCAGACACTCGCATTACTATGCGAGACATGACTATTGACGGAAATCTGTCTCAGCAGTCCACCTCTCCTACAGTAGTTTCTGGTGGAATTAATGGTGCTGGAGCTGTGGCTTGCCGATTTGACAATATTCATTTCACAGCATGTAAGGACACGGGTCTTATTCTTGCTGGACAAAGTAACTCAGCCTTTGGACATAACAACAGAATCATAGGTTGTCTATTTGATCAGTCTCTGACCTCAACAGGTTTAGGACGTGGAATCTATATGACAAGCAACGATGAGAATCAGATCATTGGTTGTGACTTTGAATA